TGTGTACCTCTGACTTAAATATCTAAGTGATGCACCAAGCTCACCATCAGGTCCCCCATATCCCAAAAGTTATAATTCAAAAACAGAAAAATAACTCAACGGAAGATAGGGAACGATTGAAGATGATTTTATCGATAAAAGTGCATAGCAATGCGTTTTTTTCCACTTCAGGAGTTGACTTACTTTTAAGAGTAGAGATAATTTCTTTTCTTCTGCTCATTAGTTTCTTCTTCGCTAAAAGGTGGTCTGGCTTAGGCTCTGGTGGTTTATTTTGCTTTTGTAATGAATGTATCTTGCTTTCAATTAACTCTTTCCTCTGCTTAAATTCAGCAAGGTTATAAACACCTTCCTCATAGGCCTCTTTAATTCTTCTTAACTTTGTATTTTCTTTTTCTATCATAAAATCAATGTTCAGTTCTTGTTGTTCTTCGTGTGGTTGTTCTTTTGGCTTTAGCTGAAAGTCACCACTCTTTAGAGTATCATCAATAGCATTAATAACAACTTCATTTAGTTTATTAAGCTGAATGTAGTGTGATACCTTACAAGTGCCATGAGTGTATTTTATGCACTGTAAACCATTGCAAGACATTGACATTGTAGCACCACAGTTAGAACACTTAACAAGACCTTTAAGCATATATTCCTTGCCGTTCTGCCTGTCAGTAATGTAAGGTCTGTATTTTGCTTTGTTTTCGTCCAACTTCTTCTGGACCTTATCAAATAGGTCAGTATCTATAATAGGCTGATGAATACCATCAACAATCATTATATCTTTATCATCATAATTTCTCCTGGTTCTTCGCTTAGGGTTCCAACGAATTTTGCCTATGTAAACCGGATTACGCAATATGTATTCAATGGTTCTGTTTTCCCAGTTATTACCTCTAGTTGTCTTAATGCCTAGGTCATTCAGTTCATTGGCTATTGCTCTGCATCCAACACCATTAAGGTACTTGATGAAAATTCTTTGAACAATAGGAGCATTGATAGGGTTGACCTGATACTTCTTATCAACAATATCATATCCAAATGCCGGTATAGATACTGCACCACCTCTGCTGACCTTTTCTGTCATTCCTCGTTTAACTTCTGTGGATAGGTTGATAGAGTAGTATTCATCAAACCATTCAATAATTCTCTCTATCAGACTACCAAAAGGACCATCTATAATAGGCTCTGATGTGCTGATAACATCAATACCACGCTTTTTCAACATACCCTTATAGAAAATAGCCTCTTCCTGATTTCTTGCAAATCGGCTAAACTTCCACACCATAATTGCAGAGAATGGGGAAGGGGTTTGTTTAGCAACTGCTATCATATGGTTAAATTCAGGTCGCTTACTTGCCTTTCTACCGGAGATACCGTCATCACGAAAAATATATTCTTTAGGTATCAAATAGCCTTTTTGTTTTGCAAATTCTCTAACAACTTTAATTTGGCTATCTGGTGAAAGCTCTGTCTGATCATCTGTGCTAACTCTGATGTAAGCAGCTGCGATTTTTAAATCATCCATTTATTTTGCTCCTTTCTTATCTAAAAAAGGGTGCAAAAATCCCTTTTAAATTATATTGAAAAATTTAAAAGGGTATGATACAATATTACTTGCATTTTGATGTATCATTGCACCCTGTGTAATGATTATCGTCCTTTGGTGCTACCAACACTGAAGGGCGATTTTTTTATTTGTTACTTTCTATTATTTGGTCAACCTTCTCTAAATCTAAATTATAATAATTTGATTTTCCTATTTTTTTCTCAATTAATATTTCAGATTTTTTTATTTCATTTAACCTACTAATTATTGTAGATTTACTTAATTCATTTGTAACCATTAATTCTTTTATTGTGATACCATTTTCTGAAAAAAGTGTTGCCTGTACTAATTGATAATAAATATTGTCATATTTCTTATCTAATCCTTTATAGAAATATGGTATTGCATCACTATAATAGATTAATAAATTTTTACGATTATTCAAAGCATTATATAGTTGTGTCATGGACTCTTCAACTATATCTACAAACATAAATAGAAAAGGTGTTATGTCACCTTTGTTTCTAGGATCATTACAAATTTTAAAAGCCTCATAGTAACTTTTTAGATTTTCTTTAATTGTATATGATATTCTAAAACCAATTATAGGTTGCAGACATTTTGTTAGTAAATAACTACTTATAAACCTTGAGGTTCTACCATTTCCATCATAAAAAGGATGTATATATCCAAATAGATAATGAAAAATTCCTATCCTTATCAAAGGTAGAATATCATCGTTTTGTAAAAGGTTGATGGCTTTTTGCAATGCTTCAATTATTTTGCTTTCAGGTGCTAAACCGTTATGAATTATTTTTCCAGTTTCAGACTGCACACTAACACTTTCTTTTCTAAAAAGAACACCATCAGGAGCATTTTCAGGATCATCTTCAATGATTTCCGGTAAAGCCAATTCATTATATATTTCTCTTATGTCCTTTGGTTCTTCTATTTTGATATTTTCTTTATCAAAAAGAAGAATATATTTATTTACAAGTCCTTTAAATCTTTTATTTGAATTAGTATTAATTTCGCTGATAATATCATCAATTTCACGCCTTGTACTATAAACTCGTTCTATTTTATTAGACATTATGATTTCATCTATTAAACATCTTCTACTGAATTGATTTATAGAAAGTTTTGGAAGAAATTGCACAAGTTCTTGTATTTTTTTATCCATTACTTCGATTGAAATAATTTTTTTTAGTAGCTCAGGGTCCTCTAAATAAAAAAGTTTGTTGCCTTTGATTTCAAAATCTAGGAAAAAAGTATTTTTTGACTTAATTCTTTCGTTATATACTTGTTCATATAAATCTTTATCAATGTAGAAAAGTTTATATAAAGATTCATACATAATAATCACCCTATCAAAAATATGTATTTATTGTACGCAAGACTAGTATAAATATTCTTTCGAGTGTAAAAATATAGCATTTTAAACCTCGAAACAATAAAATATTAACATACGAGTACAAAAAAATCAATAAATAAATCATTAAATTATAATTTTAAAGCCTCTTTATAGTCCACAATCCATTGTGGTTTATAACCGTTGGAATATTGGAATTTATTATTTTTGATTTCGGCTACTTTTACAAAGCCGTTTTCGTTATCATAAAAGATAACTTCATCACAAAGTGGAAGTACAGATTCCAGTGACTTAATTCTTCTGTCAAATCTTCGTTTAACATCATCAGAAGGAATGTTGTGACCACCCTTTCTAACTCTGTTAGCAATACGATTTATGCTTTCTTCCATTGAATTAAGACCAACATAGTACATTGTAACATAGTAGCCTTGCTTTCTAGCTTGTTTAATGGTTCGTACAGTTCTATGACCGGCAAGGGTAGTTTCTTGTGTGAAAGAAATATTATTGTCTAGGCAGTAGTCTATTTCTTCTATTGCCTTTTTACCTGCCTTAATGTTGTCAAAGTTGTTTTCCTTTGCAATAACATCTGCATCTATAATGTGACCTAGAAGAACATTCTGACCTTCTAGTACACCTCTTAAACTTGACTTGCCTGTACCATTAACTCCGGCTATTAAAATATAATTGTTCATTTTATCACCTTTAACTCTTTAGTAGTTCATCAGTAGATACCTTGAAAATCTCTGAAATGTTGATAATGGTGTCTATGGATGGTTCCATTTTCCCTTGTTCGTAATTTGATATTGCACTTCTGCTTAAATGCAACATACTTCCTAACTCAACTTGAGTTAGTTTGTTTTTTAGCCTATATGCTCTAAGGTTGTAAGAAAAAGACATTAAAATTCCTCCTTCTGTGATAAAAATAAGAATTGCATAGTAATTATTTAATTGAACTATTATAATTAAATATAGGAGGTGTATAAAATGAAGTATAAAATAATAAAAGTTTTGTATTCTATATTCTCCTATATTTTCTTCTTCTTAGTGGTTTACTCATTACTACTAAAGATAACTTTTTATATTACCAAAATAATATATGGACACAGAATAATTGATTGGTGGGAATTATTATATATCCCTTTGATTATTTGTTTTGAAATCAAATATTACCGTCCTTTTTATCCCCATTTTCTGCCCTGAAATTAGTTATATCTATGATATTAGTATCAATAGGTTTGATTTCTAAATTTTTTGATGCAGTTTGTATTTCATTAGTAATGTTTTCAATTTGACTTTCTTTAGCTTTTTTTAATTCAAGTTTTGCTTTTTCAACTTCAACTTTTTTAAGTTCATTGTCATACTCTTTACTTTCAATATCAAGCTCTTTTAGTCTTTTGTTATATTTTCTGTCTATAAAAATTTTGATTACTGATACCACTGATGGTATTTGAAAGTCTTTAATTTTGCCACCAAATATCATTATGTATATAAATATTAAAGATAAAAAATTGTCACCCAAAGTGTCAATTAATTGAAAGATTATATTACCGGCAGAATGAACATTCGTTTTAATGATAATCTTTTCGTTAGGATATATCATTCTATAAAACTTACTTATGTTATATACAAAAGATGAATAGTCATAAGAATCAATATCTTTTTCTTGTTGCACCCTAAAAGTACAAGTGAATTTTCCATCATATTTAAAGACATCAAAACATGCACTTAAAATCAATTCAGCAGAATTATTAAGTGAACTTAAACTATGGTGATTAGTTTGAATACTGGTTAGTAAATAAGGTGAAACTTTTTCAACAGGTAATATTTTAATTACTTTTATTTTTCTTCTTTTCTTATACGGACATAAGATACTATTTTCATTACTTTCACTATCAAAGAAATCAATTTCTTTTTCTAATGTGGTGTGTACCGTATTATCTTCATAATATTCACCTAAGGTAGCAAAAGCTATGATATGAGATCCCATAATAACTGCTATATCACCAACTTTTATTTCATTGATAAATCTGTTACATTTATTTAATACAGCTTGGGGTCTTTTTTCTTTGTAAGTATCTTCGATAAATTTCTTTAGTTCTTTTGCTTGTTCTTCTGATGTGTATTCTATATTACTTTCAGTTATATAATTCCATCCAATAGCAACATACTGGTCTTGTACAAACTCATCAAAAAATTTGTTTTGATATGTACGAATCATCCAGAAATTGCTATTATCATGTTCTGGAATATTGATATGCTTTTCAAGATATTTTAAAAAATCAAGTTCTTTACTCATGTTCCTACTCCCATATATTGACAATTAATGCCAAAATGTATTATAATAATTTTGAAAGTGAAACAACCACTCTTTACTTTCATATAAGCACTATCTTGTTCCCAGCAAGGTAGTGCTTTTTCTTTTATTATAGCCTCAAGCACAAAACGGTAGTTGAGGTTTTATTTTATATTACTATAAAAACTAATTGCTTTACCTAATATTCTGATTTTTTCAAGTTCTGAACCTTCATAATTCATAACTTTGTAGGTAGGATTTTCAGGACGAAGTTCTATTCTGTTACCGTATTTATATACTTTCTTTAAAGTAGCGTCATTGCCGATAAGAACGGCAGCAATTTCCCCATTTTCAACATCAGGTTGTTCTCTAACAAAAACTATATCACCATCAAATATTCTAGCATTAATCATACTATCACCTTTACAACGCAAAGCAAATGTGCCTTTAGTATCTGTTGGCATAGGAACATAATCCTCAATATTTTCATCAGCGAGAATTGGTTCACCACAAGCAATAGTACCAACTAGAGGGACTAACTTAGTCTTTGGTAGGGGAATAATATTGTCTGCCTTTTGAGTGGTAGGTTCTTGTGTGTCTCTTTCCATTGGTACATTATCAAATCCCATTAACCAAGCTTCATTTACATTTAATGCCTTTGCAATTAAGTATGTGCGAGTTTGTTTTGGTTTGAATTTACCAGACATATATTGGCTCATTGCAGATTTAGGGATTTTTGTTTTATTACAAAGTTCGCTTTGAGTAATTCCCTTTATATCCATAGCTTTTAGTAGTTGTTTGTAAAACTCAGCCATAAATATCACCTCTTTGATTGAATTATATAATATAGTTTAGAAAAAATCAAGAAATATTTGAAAAAAGTTTAGAAAAATTGAAATTTTATGTTGACAATATAAATTTCTTAGGTTATACTAAGTTTAGAAAAACTAAACAAGAGGTGAGATAAGTTGAGTATAGAACCCTATTACCCTAATTTAGAAGCAGAATTTTCTAGAAAAGGTATTAAGAAAAAGCAAATTGCCGAACAATTAGGAATTTCAGAACGAGCATTTAGTAGTAAAATGACTGGCAAAAATGATTTTTGGTTATCTGAAGCATTTGCTATTTATTCATTATTTACTGATGTATCATTCACAGATTTATTTGCCCATAAATAAAAGAGCGAAGTACAAAACTTCGCTCAGCTGGTTAATTATTTTGTTTTTCTTCCGGTTCTAGTTTGTGATAATGCACTACCAGCAACAGATTTGCTAGTCTTACTACTACTATTGCTACGCAAAATCTTTGATGCTTTAGATGCAACACTTTTACTAGTCTGTTTAGTATTAGCCATAGTGTACCTCCTTTCTTAAATTATAGATATATTATACTATATATAGAAATTTAAGTCAAGGAACCACTACATAAAATACTATATATCGATTGTGCATTATTCATAAGGTGTAGTAGTAGAATTACAAATTTAGTTCAAAATATTTCAACTTTTGGGTAAAGTGAATTTGTAGGTACATTAGAGATATTGTTAATAATACACAAATCTTTCTTTTTTTTATTATATTAAGGAGGTGAATATAATGCCTAATGAAACTGCATTTAATTATAGTAAATTAAAAGGTAGGATTAAAGAAAAGTGTGGAACTTGTTTTAACTTTGCCAAACAGTTAGGTTGTTCAAACAACACTTTATCTGCGAAAATTAACAATGCTAGTGATTTTTCTCAAACAGAAATTATAAAATCAGTAGATATTTTAGATTTAAAGGTAGAAGATATTTCCACATATTTTTTTACTCCAAAAGTTTAGTTTTCTAAACTTTTAACCTAACAAAAAACTGAATAGAGTGTGTTTCTATCCAGCTATTGCCCAAATTTGTTTACCCAATATTTCTTGCAGGTTTTCACCACATATCAACACACAATATGTTTCTATCAGAAATGTTATTGCTTTGGCAGTATTGGTTCTGCACTAATTGCCTATATGTCAACAACCTTTTAAGGAACACTTTTTGAGGTGGGCATTTTTACGAGTGCCACTCTAGAGTTTACGTGGTCCACACTTAACGCCTCAACAGTTGTTTCACCCCTAAAACATGGGAACTGGCAAATTCAAAAGTTTGGTCAAAAAGACCAGCTCCTTTCTATGCCAATAGGCTAGTCTAATGATACAAATATTTTTGTATTTTGTCAAATAAATTTGGGATAAAGCAATGTAAATCAACTGTCCCATAATTGGGACTTAGGAAAGTAGGTGAAATAAATGGACAAGCACACTATTGATACAGTGATTAATTGCTTAGGCAAACGCATAGTGACAATTATAAGTGCTGATGAATATGCAGAAGATTGTAGTTCTATTGCTGAACTAACAACGGCTCTTGCCGAATTAGTATCAGCAAGAGCCGAGCTAGAGAAAGGTTAGTTAATCATTACCTTCTGATTTAGTAATTTTAAGAAGTCTGTTGTAAATTGCCTCAAAATAATCAGCAACCTGTTCTCCTGTACTACCATCAATACAGTGCTGAGAATTTGACAATTTAGCTTCAACAAGCTCTTTAGCAGATTCAAAAGCTAATTTTTCTGGATGACCCGTAACCATAGTTTTAACCTCCTTTCATTAGATTCTAGTGAAATTATATCATATAGTGTGGAAGTTACAAGGATTATGGTAAAAATGATATTTTATCAGAAAGTAGGTGAGGTTGTACTACTTAAGTTAGCACTAAGTGTAACTGATGTTGATGAAGTAGAAATTGTTTCAGACAAAGTTGTTGAGGCATAGGACAATCAAGGCACAACATAACTTTTAGTGAGGTGATGAAATGGCAAAAGAGTTAGCTTATAGGGTATGGGTTAATGATGGTGGTAAGCAGGTGTTGTGGGCAGAAAAGGACCACAACGGCAACAAGACCAATCATCTGACCAAAGAACAAGAACAACGCTATATTAATGGCATATGTTCAAGAATAAGTCAGGGTATGACTGACTATGTGAATAACCATCCTGATTCAGCACTACTGAATTAGGCAAAAGAAAGGAAGTGAAAAAAGTGGGAAGTATAGCATTTGCAATCATTGTTTTAACTTTGGTGGTACTGATTATTGCCGTTATAGGTTGTCTGAATAAGGCACATACTGACAATACAAAGTGGCTACAGAATAGCTGGAACGAAGTGATGAACGAACAAAGGCACTTGCTTGAGATGATTAAAGAAAGTCAGAATCAGATAGCAAGGCTTTTAAGAAAGTTGGAGGAAAAGGACAATGAAAGAAAAGATTAAAGCAGTAGGACTGGCAGTATCAATAGTGGTTACAATCATTGTTTCCTTAATACTACATATCAATCTACTGTCAAAGTATGGTGGTTTCTTACTTCTTCCGTTTCTCTACTTTGGTTTTGTGTACATTGTGCCTCGCATTTTGTCTTATATTATGGACGATCTCAAGGTGGCATACAGTAGGGAGAACCTTTGTATCACTAAGGATGATTTTCAGACAAAGTGTTTTGAAGAGGCAACAGGTAGAAAGATAGAAGAAATTGAACACATTGTTGAGGGTGAAGATGTATGAAAGTTATACAAGATACTACAGACAGATTTGGCAGATACCCTATTATTTTCAAGGGCAAAAATGTCAAATTAGAGGATATTCACGATTGGCTTTTCTCGCATTATCAAGGTTATAAATTTGCAATAGTTATTGACGAAACTGTTGACGAATTTGAAGAACAGTTTACTAAGTCAGTGTATGTTTATTTCCTTGATGAGATTACATCTGAGTTAGAAGCCTATTGTAAATAAGAAAGGCCAGAAGTATGAACACAAAGTACATTTTTCCACTATTGTTGATTATCTTAGATGTAGGTGCTGCAATAGTCTATGGCATCAACAAAGACATCAAAATGGCAACATATTGGATTGCAGCTGCAATTCTTAATATATGTGTGACATTTTAATTTTGGAGGTGAAAGAAAATGTTTTATAAGAATGAGGACAGAAAGTGTGAGTGTTACAAGTGTAAACTTAACACAAACTGCCCTTATGTTGACAAGTACCAAAGGCTTGGAAGAGAGAATAGAGGTGCATTAGGACTCTGCAAAAAGTTACCGGAAAACCAAAACAAAAGAAAAAACCACTAAGGAACGGCAATTCCCTAGTGGCAGAAAGGTGTTCCTATTACGGAACATATTAGAATAATCTTATTTCATTTTAGAGAAAAATTTCTAAAATGTCAAGTTTTTTAAACGAAAGGAATAGTAAAAATGAAAACTTCCAAGATTACAATAAAATCTCTGTTTGGTATCTCAGAACAACAGATTAATGGCAATAGCATTGAAATTACAGGACAAAAGGGTGCAGGTAAGACATCTGTTTTGGATGCCATTAGGTATTGTCTTACCAACCGTTCCAATCGTGATTGGATTATCAAAGAAGGTGAGAATGAAGGTGAAATCATTGTTGAAACAGACAGTGGTTTAACTATTGACAGAAAGGCTAGAACCAACAAGGCTGATTCCATTAACATTAACGAAAATGGTAACAGAATAACAAAGCCCGAAACTTTCCTAAAGTCCATTATCACACCTCTACAACTTAATCCTGTAGAGTTTACTCAGATGACAAAGCAAGAACAGAACAGAGCCATCCTTGATTTAATTGACTTTAAATGGGATATGAATTGGATTAAGGAACAGTTTGGAGAAATTCCACAAGGTGTTGACTATGAACAGAATATTCTCCAAATTCTTAATGATATTCAATCAGAGAATGGTGTGTACTTTCAGAGTAGGCAAGATATTAACCGAGAAATTCGCAATAAGAAAGCCTTTGTTGAGGATATTGCTAAGGACATTCCATCTGATTACCAAGCTGAAAAATGGAAGAATTATGACCTGTCATCAAAGTATGAAGAACTAATGAAAATTAGGGATAGAAACAACAAGATTGAAAGAGCAAGAGCCTTTAAGGATAGTTATGATAACAAGTTGCGTGGTATTGAGGCTACAAGAGAAATGGAAATTTCAGGAGCAGAAAAGGTCATTGCAAATGAGAAGGACAACCTTAATTCCACAATAGCAAGACTAAAAGCAGAGATTAAGGCTTGTGAAGATAAGCTATTAACCATTGACGATAAGCTACAAGATAAGGTTAAAATTGCTAATTCTAACTATGATGTTGCAAAGGCAAAACTTGACTCAGATATTGGTGTTGCAGAACAGTTTATTTCGTTACCTATTACACCTGTTGATGATTTACAAAATGAAATCAATGAGGCTGAAAAGATGATGAAACACCTTAATGAGTATTTCCGTATGACTTCCATGCAGTCTGAAATTGCTGAATTAAAAGAGGTTTCAGAGGCTTATACTGAGAAAATTGAGTTAGCTAGGGAACTTCCCGGAGAAATTCTTGAAACTGCAACACTTCCGGTTGAGGGACTTACAGTTAAGGACGGTATTCCACTTATTAATGGATTGCCAATCTCCAACCGTTCCGACGGTGAATTACTTGAATTATGTGTTGACATTGCAATACATAACCCTAGTGGTCTTCAAATCATTCTTATTGACGGTGCAGAGAAACTGGATGATATTAGCCGTAAAAAGCTATATGAAAAGTGTAAGGATAAGGGATTGCAGTTTATTGCTACAAGGACAACTAATGACAGTGAGTTATTAGTAACTGAACTATAAGGAGTGATAGAAGTGAGTAAAACACATTGGAAAGCATTAACTAACCCTAACTATTTGGGCGTTTATTCCTTTAGTGATAATAAGGATATTGTAGGTACAATCAAGACTGTTAGTAATGAAGTTGTAACAGGTCCGGGTGGAAGAAAAGAAGAGTGTACTATTTGTCATTTTGTAGAGAATATTAAACCAATGATTCTCAACAAAACTAATATGAAAGCTATTCAGAAGATTGCCGGTAGTCCTTATGTAGAAGATTGGCAAGGTACAAGAATAGCCGTTTATCCTGACCCATCTATTATGTTTGGTAGAGAAAGAGTGGGTGGAATACGCATAAGAGATAAAGCTCCACAGATTAATGAACAACTACCTAAATGTGAAATCTGTGGAAATGAAATTCATCCGGCAGGTAGTATGACTGCACAACAAACTGCAATTTATACTAAGAAAAAGTACGGACAAGCACTATGTGCCGATTGTGCTACAAATAAAGCAAAGGAGATTAAGGAAAATGCTTAATAATGAAAACTATTTCAGTATTGAAAATCAAATGAAGTATATGGGTGTATCACAGTTTAAATCTTTTGAAGAATGCCAAGCCTCTGCTCTTGCAGAGGTTACAGGCAATTATCAGAGAGAACAGACAACTTCTCTTCTTGTAGGTTCTTATGTTGATGCACATTTTGAAGGTACACTTGATATTTTTAAGGCAAAGAACCCAGAGATATTTACTAAAAAGGGTGACCTTAGATCTGAATATCGTAAAGCTAATGAAATTATAAACAGAGTAGAACAAGATGAATTGTTTATGAAGTTTATGAGTGGTGACAAACAGATTATTATGACCGGTGAAATTGAGGGTGTACCGGTTAAAATCAAGATTGACAGTTACCATCCTGACAGTATGATTGTTGATTTAAAGTGTATGAAAGACTTTAAACCGATCTATGTAGAGGAGAGAGGCAGACTTAATTGGATTGAGGCATGGAGATATGACTTGCAAGGTGCAGTATATCAAGAGATTGTAAGGCAGAATACAGGCAAACAGTTACCATTCTTTATTGCAGCAGTAACCAAAGAAACAGTACCTGACCTTGCAGTAATTGAAGTGCCACAAAGCTACCTTGATATTGAATTGAAGAATTTTAAGGATAAAGTGCAATTCTATGACGGTATCAAGAAAGGTATTTTTGAACCTGAAAGATGTGAACATTGTAATTATTGCAAGGAAACCAAGGTCCTTAAAAATCCAATAAGTTTGGAGGAACTGGAATTTGAATAATATAGTTTTAGCAGGTAGATTGACTAAAGCCCCGGAATTAAAAGCAACTAATTCCGGGGTTGATGTGCTACCTTTTACAATAGCAGTAAACAGAGCATATGCAAAGAGTAATGATGAAGTAACTGCTGATTTTATTCCTTGTGTTGCGTGGAGAAAAACAGCAACCTTTATTAGTAAGTATTTTAATAAAGGTGATGGCATTGTTATAAAAGGCAGATTAGAAACAAGAAAATGGGTAGATAATAACGGTAATAATCGAGTGTCTTATGAAGTGATAGTAGAAAATACAGAGTTTCCACAGGGCAAAAGTAAAAATAATACTACTGCTACAAATACGCCAATACCAAGTATGGCAGATGATTTACCGGTTGATGATGATCTGCCTTTTTAGAGGTGATTTTATGACTATACAAATTGATACCAGAGATAAGTCAAAAGCTATAAAACAAATTGTTTCCACATTTAATAAAGAGAATGTTAAATACTTCCGTTCAAAGTTATTTATAGGTGACTATATGAGAATGGACAATCCTTTTCTTGTAGTTGACCGTAAGCAGAATTTATTAGAAGTGTGTAACAATGTGTGCCAAGACCATAAACGCTTTATAGCAGAGCTAAAGAGAGCAAAAGAGTATGGAATACATATAGTGTTTTTAGTGGAACATGGAGAAAATATAGGCAAACTGGAAGATGTTAGAGAATGGGTCAATCCAAGACTTGAAAAAAGTCCTTTGGCTCTTTCCGGTGAACAACTATATAAGAAGTTATCTATTATCAGCAATACATTTGATACTGAATTTGTGTTCTGTAATAAGCAAGATACAGGACATAGAATAATTGAAATATTAGGTGAGAGTAATGGCAAATCCTAAACTTGAAGACGGTTACATAAGAATAGCAAATGAACTGTATCAAGCCTTATTTAAGGTTAATTTAAACGGCTCTGAATTAAGGATAGTTCATTTTATTTTGTATCAGACTTATGGTTATAACAAAAAAATAAAGAAGCTCTCTGCCACTTACATATCAGACTGTACAGGCATTCCACTAAAGACTGTTAGAAGATGTTTAAAGTCTTTAGTGGAGTATAATGTGTTAATTTCAAGGGGTGCTGATGCCTCAGCAAAGATGTTTGGAATTAATAAAAACTACGAAAAATGGGTACTCAAAAATGGGGAGAGGGTACCCAAAATTGAGGATACCCAAAAATGGGTAGGGGGTACTCAAAAACGAGTAGAGGGTACTCAAAATTGGGCAGATAGGGTACCCAAAAATGAGTACGGGGGGTACTCAAATTTGGGCACAAAGGTACTCAAAAATGAGTACCAATACAATACAGATAAAACAATACAGAACAAACATAACGTTTGTTTGTTAAGTTATAGTGAGAATGAAGAAAAACAAACAAAACCAACATTGAAAGAAATTGAACTGTATTGCAAATCACAAAAATACAGTTTTGACTATAAAAAATTCTTTGACCACTACAACGCCTATGATTGGAAGTACAAGGGCAAAGAGATAACAGACTGGAAGTCATTAGCTGACAAGTGGGAACAGATTGAGAGAAAAAACAATCCTCAGTACAGTTCGTCAACCTCATATGACATTGACGAATTAGAGAACTACTCCATGTTTGATGAAGAAAGGTGAAAGTTATGGAATGCAAACATCTTGAACTTCCTTGTATGGTCAGAAGAGGAAGAGAGTGTAAGTTCAGCAAGTGTATGCTTGATAGTGGACAACAAAAAATCAAAGTTGTTAGAAAGTGTCCTTTAACTCAAAAAGAATGTGTTAGGCACTGTGAGTGGTTTGATACAGACACTAATAGATGCGTTGTGTGGAAATTGGTAGGTAGCAATGAGAAGTGATGAAACAGAATTTGTACCAATGTTCAATAACAACAACCCGTATGGCTATAAGCTGAATGTAAATCATCCACTTATCAGAAAAATTTATTTGAGATACAAATCAAAGTTAGGCATAGTACCTAGAGTTCCTTTGAGTGATTCACAAAGATTTGAATTTGAAGAAGTAACAATAGAATACCTAAAAGAGAAAGGAATAGTGAAGTGATATGGTAAATCAGTATTTTAAGAATTGTAAAATGTGTGGGAAGAAATTTGTTACATTTAATCCAAGAGTTAAAAAGTGTGATGGATGTAAAAGTGAAGATACCATTACTCATAAATCAGATAAACAGAAAGCAGAGTCAAAGCAGTCAAGAGAACATAACCTTAACCGTACTTTGTATAACTTACATAAGTACAACGAAGAAAACGGTACAAGACTAAGCTACGGTCAGTATAGAGCTAAGATTGAAACAGGAGATGAAGGATAATGGAATTTATTACAGCAAAAGAAATCATTGAAGAAGAGTGGCGTAACTATTTCAATGCCTTAATTAAAATATGGGGCGAAAGAAACGCTTTTTTATCATACGGTAAAAGGTGTGTGATTAGAAAACAGCTAACTAACAGTAACATAACCGTCCCTAAAAGAATTATGGACGAGTTGAAAGATAAAGGATGGATTGTTGATGTATATAATCAAATTGACGCAGATACCGGATTTAAACGAACAACGCTTGTTTTGAGTGCGAAGGCGTTTGAATTATAAGTGTGTCAATACAATGGAAGGATGTGAAACAATGAACGCTAAAGAGTACCTTAATCGTGTAAGGTTTGCTGATAGGTTGATTAATGTTAAGGATAAGGAATTACATAGGTTAAGGTTAAGCATAACACAGATGAGCCCACAAACAAACGGTGACCGTGTTAAGTCCTCAAACACAACTGACTTTACACAAACAGTTGACAAGATAGTGGATTTGCAAAATGAAATCAACAGTGAAATTGATGACCTTATTTGTATGAAGAATGATGTTAGAAGTAAAATCAATGGTCTTGATGATGCAATTTACATATTGGTTCTAACAGAATATTACCTTAATTGTGAAACCTTTGAGAAAACTGCCGAAACTATTGGTTGTTCTGATAGATGGATTAGAGCATTGCATGGTAGAGCATTACAAGCCTTTAGAAAAAAATACAATATGGATTAAGTAGTTCCTATCAGTTCCTATTAATTCCTATTCTTAAGTGCTATAATGATATTATGGAAAACAGAAAGAGATAGATAAGATTGCAAGAATGATTTTCACTTCTACTACTCCTCTTGTAAAAAATTCAGCAAAACCCACCTAATCACTTAGGTGGGTTTTGTTGTATATGAAATTAGGTGATTTAATGTACAAAAATAAGTTCAGCTATGAGAACACAACAAAATTCATTTTTAATGGTGAAGGCATTTTTAATATTCCTATCATCAATGCTACAGATAATATTGACAATTTAGAGAATCTAATAGGCTTTAATTATGCAATGAGTAGCAAGAAGAAAGATTGTGGAGTGCATTTCTTTCTTGATGATTATCAGTTCCAACGATTATGGAATAATCCTGAAAAATATATTGAGGTGTTAATGAAATACTCTTTTGTACTTTCACCTGATTTTAGCCTTTATTCCGACTACCCTAGAGCCTTGCAGATTTATAATCATTACAAAAAGCATTGGCTGGCTGCATATTGGCAGATGTATGGTATCAAGGTAATACCTACAATTTGTTGGAGTGATGAAGTTAGTTATAATTATTGCTTTGACGGAGAGCCAAAGAACAGTATTGTTGCAGTATCCAGCGTAGGCACACAGAAAAGTAACAAAGATAAAGAATTATTTTTGCAAGGCTATAATGAAATGTTAGAACGGTTAGAACCTACACAGATTATTTTTTACGGCACAGTACCGGAAGAATGTAAAGGTAATATAGTACAAGTGAAGTCGTTTCAAGAAAAATTTAGGAGGTCAGAGTAATGGGTGGCAGAGGTGGAACAAGCTCAGCCGGTAGTGCTTACGGTAATGGCGAACCCGTTTCAAAAATGGGTGCAAGATTTATGTACCATGCTTCTAAACAAAGTGGAGCATTGGAACGAAATAATCCGGATATAAAGAAAAATAGCAATTATGAAAAGATTGCACAAAGTGGGGATTTTAGTCTTATTGACAAGGCATCTAAGCAAGAACTTAGAAAAATGAGTGACTATTATGAAGCAAGAGATGAAAATTTAAAAAAGAAAGTAGCTAAGCTGGGTAGTATTGATAAAGCTTTTGAAAATCAAAATCTATTAAAAGAAAAAAGAGCAATAACAAAAGCAGTATTAGCCGCAAGAGAAGCACAGAAAAAATTTCAAAAGAGGCAAGTTATTGACCCTACTTTAGAACATAGGCAAACTACAACAACATATGAAAATGCAAGAAAACGAAGAGAAAAGAACTTTGAAGCATGGTGGAACGGTAGTAGTAAATAAGGAACTAATAAAGAGAGGTGGTGACGGTGGCAAAGGGAAAATATCAAAAGTGGTTACTAAAGGAAAATTTATTATTGCTGGAGGGTTGGGCTAGAGATGGCTTAACTGATGAACAGATAGCGAAGAATATGGGTATTTCAGTTAAGACTTTATTTAACTATAAAACAAACCATTTACCGATTTTACAAGCCTTAAAAAAGGGTAAAGAAGTTGTTGACTATGAAGTTGAGAACGCTTTGCTTTCATCAGCTTTGGAAGGCAACACAACGGCTCAAATCTTTTGGCTTAAAAATAGACGACCTGACAAATGGAGAGATAAGCAGAAAGAAGAAACAGACACAACTGCACTTAATAAGCTAGATAATATTTTGAAAGAGATTAAAGATGATGCACTAAGGAGTACAAAGAATGGGTTACACAAATAAGCAAAAAGAATATATTGTAAATGCTACCCATAGATGGAACATAAAGAGTGGTGCAGTTCGTTCCGGTAAAAGCTTTGTTGATGTTACTTTTATTATACCTATGAGAATTAGAGAGAGAATAGGCAAAGACGGACTTTGCTTTATTATCGGTGTATCTAAAGAAACTATTGAGCGAAATGTACTTCAGCCAATGAGAGAACGATATACCTCTGATGTTGTAGGAACAATCAACAGTCGTAACATTGCTAAAATCTGTGGTGAAGATGTTTATTGTTTAGGTGCTGAAAAGGTTAGTCAGGTTGCAAAAATTCAAGGTGCATCAGCTAAATATATTTATGGTGATGAAGTAGCAAAGTGGAATGAAGATGTATTTGCTATGCTAAAGTCAAGACTTGATAAGCCTTATTCCTGCTTTGACGGTAGTTTAAACCCTGAACACCCTACCCATTGGTTAAAACAGTTTATTGACAGTGATGCAGATATTTACTTGCAAGAATATACTATCTTTGATAATACCTTTTTGTCTAAAGATTTTGTACAGAATTTGTGTAATGAATATGAAGGTACTATCTATTACGATAGATTGATTTTAGGCAAGTGGGTTCGTGCCGAAGGTGCTATTTACCGTAAATTTGCCGACAATCCAAAAGCGTATTACTGTAAATTAGTTGATAGAATTGACCCTGATTTACCATACAAACAGATACTTAAAGGCTCTTTACAAGAAGTAACTATTGGTATTGACTTTGGTGGTAATAAGTCAGGTCATGCATTTGTTGCTACCGGTACAACTGATAATTACAGTGAGCTGGTGGCAATTAGAAGTATAAGGCACTTTGGAGAATATGATAGTAACGATTTAGACAGACTGGCAATAGAATTTGCACAGTCTGTTTTTGATATGGTAGGAAAAGTTGATTATGTTTATTGGGATAATGCCGAAACTGTTTTAGGTAGAGGTATAAAAAGAGCCTTTGAAAAGAAATTTCCTAATGTTATTGTTAGACCGGCTAGGAAAATGCCTATACAAGACCGTATTCAATGCACATTGCGACTTATGGGAGCAGATAGGTTCTTTATTACAGATAGTTGTGATAGCTTGAAAAGAGCCTTGTGTGAGGCAGTATGGAACGATAAAAAGTTAAATGATGAAAGACTTGATGACGGATCTACCGATATTGATAGTCTTGACGGTTTTGAGTACACCTTTGAAAGAAATATGAAAAGGTTTATAAAGGTGGGATAAAATGGGACTTATAAATTTTTTGAAAGGAGTGTGGAGCAGAGTGTTTCCAACAAAGCTAAGAAGTATTAAGAATGCACTTAATATTGATATTGCTTTAACTGATGAAATGTTAAAGTCTATTGATGTGTGGCAGAACAGTTATTCAGGCAGAGCCTTGTGGCTTGATGAATATCATGTTGTCAGTTTAAGACTTGAAAAGTCCATTGTAAGAGAATTTAGCAATGTTTCTTTGTCTGAAATGACTTCAAGTGTCAGTTACAAGCCACTTGATGAAATATACAAGAAAGCAATTAGAAACATTAACACACACTTTCAAAGAGGTTTAGCCACAGGTGCTATGATTATAAAGCCTTTAGGTGGCAGTAAAGTTCAGTTTGTTTCTGCCAATGCCTTTATACCTGTTGAATACGATACAGACGGAAGACTAATTAAAGTTATATTTCCTGAATTTAAAAAGCTGGGTAACAAGTTCTACACAAGACTTGAATATCACGACTTAGACAAAGACAAGGGACTGACAATTACTAATTCTGCCTATGTGTCTGACAGTGAAAGTACATTAGGCAATAAGATACCATTAAGCAGTATTGAAGAATGGGCAGACCTAGAAGAGAGTATCACATATCCCACAATGAATAAAACTGCTTTCGGCTATTATCGTAACCCTATTGACAATGATATTGACGGCTCTATGACTCCTATTTCTATATTTGATTCAGCATTGCCAATTATTCAGAAAGCAGATATTCAGTTCGGTAGGCTTGATTGGGAGTTTGAAAGTGGAGAAAGAGCTATACATATTGATGAATCAGCACTAAAAGGTAATAGAGTAGCAAAGTTAAATAAAAGGTTATATCGTAGTGTTGACCTTGATGATAATGAGGGAATTTTACAGGACTATTCGCCGACAATCAGACAAGTTGATATTAAAGCCGGACTTGAGGCATACAAAAGAGAAATTGAGTTTTCTGTTGGTCTTGCTTATGGTGACTTGTCCGATCCGGCAACAGTTGCAAAAACTGCAACGGAAATTAAGTCGGCTAAAGACAGAAAGTATAACACAGTCAATGCAATTCAGGAGAATTTAAAGGATTGTATGGAGGACCTTGTGTATGCTTTAGCTTTTTATAATTCAATGACTACAAGTGGTTACAAGTTTGTTTGTGACTTTAAGGATAGCATTAAGACAGATGAAGAAACAGAAAGAAAGCAAGATATACAGGACCTTAACTTAGGTATCTTAAGACCTGAGGAATACAGAGCAAAGTGGATGGGTGAAGACATTGACACAGCCTTACAGAACCTACCACAAAAAGCTGAGGTGATAGAATGAGTAGTTCAATTATTATTACAACAATTATTTGTGTTACAGTTATTGTACTGGCTTTTATAGGTAAAGATTAATGCAAATTACTGAGAAGGATATAGAGTCTGTTCCTCAGCCTATTGTGAGCCTTTTTAATGACCTGGAACAAACTATTATGCTTGACATTATTAGACGGTTACAGGCTAATAATAAGGAGATTACAAGGTCAGCAGATTGGCAAATTAACAGACTTTATGAATTGGGAAAAAGTAAAGAAGAAATAAAGAGTTATATCAAGAACACCTTGAACCTATCTGATGAACAGATAGACAAGGTGTTTTCTAATGTTATAAGCAGTGGTTATGCAAGAGATATAAGCCTTTATGAAGCAGTTGGGAAAAGTTTCATACCATATGAAGATAACTTACAACTTCAACAACTTGTTAATTCTATGATAACTCAGACTAAAGGAGAGCTAAAGAACATTACCGGTTCTTTAGGCTTTGCACTTAGAGAGCCTAACTCAACTAAGCTAACATATACACCACTTACAGACTACTACCAAAGCACTCTTGACAAGGCAATAACTCAGATTGCAACAGGTGCATTTGATTACAATACTGTACTGAGAAATACAGTGAAAGAAATGACTAACTCAGGACTAAGGTACATTGACTATGACAGTGGTTACAGCAGTAGAGTATCGGTAGCAGTAAGGAGAGCAGTCCTTACAGGTTATAATCAGGTAGTGGCAAATATCAATGAGAGTAATGCAGAAAAACTTGAAACAAACTATTTTGAAACTACTTATCATAGTGGGGCAAGACCTACCCACCAACCTTGGCAAGGTAGGGTTTATAGCAAGGAAGAATTGGTTTCAGTTTGTGGACTGGGTACAGTAACAGGGCTTTGTGGTGCTAACTGTTACCACAACTATTACCCATTTATTAAAGGTGTATCGGAAAGGACCTATACAGATGAAGAACTTGACCGAATGAACCAAGAAGATAATGAGAAAAGAGAATTTAGGGGTAAAAGCTACACAAAGTATGAGGCTCTGCAAAGACAAAGAAAACTTGAAACTGTAATGAGAGCAGAAAGGCAAGAGATTAAACTGCTTACAGAGGGTGGTGCTGATGAAAATGACATAATGTCAGCTAATGCAAGGTACAACAAAACATCAGACGAATACGCAAGACTTTCAAAGACTATGAACCTACCACAACAAAGACAAAGAGTAAATATTGACGGACTGGGAAACATAGGTGCTAATCTTGATAAAAGTAGTAAGGTGGCTAAGAATAACGGTACAAAGACTATTGAAAATGGTGTACATAAACTTTCTGATTCCGGTGACAACACCAACTTTGAAAAAACTATACAAAACAGTAAATCAAATATTGAAAAAAGTAACGATAGTGGTATAATAGAATTTGAAAAAGGTGTAACTAAAGATGTTAAGAAAATCTTTAATACTGAATATGAGAATATGCAACAGAAGTTTGGAAACATATCTACTATATCTTCTGTTGGTGTTCTTAGTGATAGTAATTTGAGTACATATGGCTCATACAATGATAATTCAAGAGAATTAGTGTTAAGATTTGCTAATAAGAAAAGTTTTGTATCACAACACACTAAAAAAGCAAAGGAAATGAACAAGTCTGGTGAATGGTCAACTGCACATTATTTACACGCTATAAGGCACGAAATAGGTCATGCAATTCAGCTTGAACATAAGTTAAATGACCCATTGTGGAATGAAAAATTAAAAGCAATACAGGATATAATGCGTTCATTACCTGAGTATGATAACAATAAATTTAAAGGTAAATATACCGTATCAAAATATGCTATGCAAGATATAAATGAATTTATATCTGAATGTATTGCAGAAAGTATGAATAAGAAGGCAAAATACACATCTAAGCAAGTTGCAAATATCATTAAGGGGGATAAATAATTATGACTGAGATATTTAATAAGTATATAAAATGGTCTCATTTGGATAATACTTGTCATAGACGGCTAAATAAAGATGCCCCGGAATACATTAAAGATGAAGTAAGAAAACTTGATGATGAGTATTATAAAAAAACAGGAAGGCATAAAATGATTGTTGATTATGATGATGAATAACGATTGTCTAGACTATTAGTTTTTATACTTTTTATGTTTCGTGACAAAATACTGCTACTTAAGCACTTTACATTTTGTAAGGTGCTTTTTTTATACCCAAAATTGACCGTTCCTAAGTCGTTAAACTAAGGATAGAAAGAGGTGCTACCTCGTTAAAAAGCGTATCGAAAGGAGCTATTATGCAAAGAAAATTTTTAGAAGATTTAGGACTTGATAAGGATAATATTGATAAAGTTCTAAATCAGTACAATCAGGATTTAGAAAAGGCTAAACAACCACTAATTGTGGAAAGAGATAGCCTAAAGGATCAGCTAAAGACTGCACAAGATGCACTAAAAGAATTTGATGGGGTGGATGTCAAAGACTTACAAGGTAAAATTGATAGTCTTAACACAGAACTTGCAAACAAGGACAAAGAGTACAAGAATAAAATTGCAGATATGGAGTTTACTTCTGTACTTGATTCAGCTTTATCAAAAAGTGGTGCAAAGAACAGTAAGGCTGTTAAGGCTTTGCTTGACCTTGACAACCTTAAAAAATCGAAAAATCAAGCAGAAGATATTGAAGAGGCTATCAAGGATGTAAAGACAGAAAATGACTATATGTTCAAGTCAGATGAGCCTTTCAAAAATCCGGTAAAGAATACCGGTAACCCAAATATTAAACCTGACTCAATGTCAGCCATTAGGTCTGCTATGGGTTTAGGTGAACCAAAAGAAGATAAATAATTAAGAAAAGAGGTTTTATTTTATGGCAAATACTATTGAATTAGCAAAATCCTATGTGCCACTTCTTGATGAAGTGTATAAAAATGCTGCACTTACTTCTGATTTAGACGGTGCGTCAGAACTTGCACAAGCCGGTGCTAATGCTAACGAACTGATTATTCCAATGATTGAAATGGACGGTCTTGCTAACTATGACCGTAACAGTGGTTATATTAACGGTGATGTAACTATTAAGAATCAGACAGTAGCTTGTAACTACGATAGAGGTAGAAAGTTTACTGTTGACAGTATGGATAATATTGAAACTGCCGGTATTGCATTTGGCAGACTTGCAGGTGAGTTTATCCGTACTAAGGAAGTACCTGAACTTGATGCATTTAGATTTTCTACATACTCAGGTATCAAGGGCATTTCTTCTGCATATGGTAGCCTTTCTACAGGTGACAGTATTATTAAGGCTCTTCGTACTGCTACTGCAAAGATGGATGATGACGAAGTACCTACAGATAACAGAATTCTGTACATTCGTTCAGACCTTTACGGTGTAATTGATGATATGGATACAACAAAGTCAAGAAAAGTGCTTGAAAGATTTTCTAAGATTGTTCCTGTACCATCATCAAGATTTATGACTAACATTACACTAAATGACGGTAAGACCAGTGGTCAGGAAAAAGGTGGTTATGCTAAGTCAGCTAAATCTGTTGATATTAACTTTGAGATTATCCATAAGTCAGCAGTAATCCAGTACACCAAGCACAAAGTACCTAAGATTATTGACCCTAACGCAAATCCTGATGCAGACGCATGGACTTTTGGTTATCGTAATGTTGGTATTGCTAGGGTGTATCAGAACAAAGTAGCAGGTATCTACTGTCACACAGTAACACAGAACACAGCTACTCAGTCAGTATCTGTATAAGAGGTAAAGCAGTATGATGATTTATGCAAATATGGATTTTTATAAAAATAAATATCAAGGTGCAGTCATTAATACTGCTAACCTTTATGTTTATTTCCGTAAAGCAACTAACTATATTAGGCACTATACTTGTGACAACATTGATGAGGGCGATATACCTGAACAAGTAAAAATGTGTTGTTGTGAAGTAGCTGAACTGCTTTATCATGCAGAACAAAATAGTAGTAACTATGTAACCTCTGACAAGACAGGTGATATGTCAGTTACATATGAAAGTACAGAAAGCCAAAGACAGGTTTTGTCAAAGAAAATTAAGTCTGCAATTTATATGTGGCTAAGTGGTACAGGTTTATTGTACAGAGGTGTAAAGTGATTACTAATTTTAAATGTACAATATATCATTTTAATGGGGTGGGGTACAGTAAGTTTTATGTACCCCATTGTCATTGGCAAGAGAACAAGGCAAATAATGTTATGAAAAGTGGTTTACAGAATGCTGACAGTGTAACTGTATATATACCACTTGATAGCCTTGTAATTACTCCTAGCAGTAGCTTGTTACCGGCTAATGATGTTTTCCCAGGAATGAAGATTGTGCCTAAGAAACCCTCACAAGACTTTATTATAAAAGGTTATTGCGACTTTGAATTTAATAATACCGACCAAAAGACAGTATCGGAAAGTATGAAAGAGTTTAACAAGTCTTTTAGTTACGACACTATTATGTCAATAGACATCAAGGACTATGGTGCTAAAAGGTTACAACACATCAAGATTAGTGGAAAGTAGGTGAATGTATGATTATTAGTCAGCCACAAGATAACACAATGAACACACCTAACGGAAGTTTAAATTTTAAATGGCGTAGTAACTTTGGTTCTTTAACTGAAAAGGAATTTCAAAAGGCACAAAGGTTTGTTGATAATGAAGTTATAAGGCAGATGATACCATACACACCTATGGATACAGGCTTTCTGTTTAAGTCTGCCACAGTAGGTACAGTTATAGGTAGTGGTAAGGTTGTACAGCTAGGACCTTATGCAAGGTATTTATACTATGGTGTTGTTTATGGTCCTAATATTCCACTATACAAGAATGGTGAATTGGTAGGCTTTTACAGTCCACCAAAGAAATACCCTACCGGTAGAGAATTAAAGTATTCAACTGCTAAGCACCCTCTAGCCGGTAAAATGTGGTTTGAACGAATGAAAAAGGATAAGGAAGATGTTATCCTGAACGGTACTGCAAAAATTTTAGGTGGTAATGTGAAATGAACATAATTGAAGTAGTAAAGTCAGCTTTGCAGAGTTTTCCACAAATTAATGAAGTGTGTAATGAAATCTCTATTGACTTTACAGATGATACAATTGATAGTTACGGACTATCTTCAACCGGTGATACATTGCTAAAAGAAGATATTTTAGGTAATCAGACAAGACAACATAACTTTATTCTGTATGCAGTGTATCAGTCCGTTAATGACTATGACAGAATAGTAAATACAGGTGCTTTACTCTCACTTCAAATGTACCTTGAACATTTTGCAGATAATCAAGAAGTTACTGTCAAGGTGGGTGACAAAGAGTATACAGGCACTCTAACAAAGTTAACTTGTTCAAATGGTATGATTTACGAAATACCAAATGGCAATATGAATAACGGTGTGGTATATCAGTTGCAGATTATATCACAATACAAAATTGATTTTTAATGAAAGAAGGTAATATTATGGCAGAAACAAAAGCAGTAAGTGGTACACCCGGCAAGTATTCAGGTAAGCTAAAAAGAAGTTACTTAATGCACTACATTGACGCTAGTTTTGGAAGTCAGACACCTAGTTGGTTTCTAATTGGTAGAGATATTGAGGAACTATCAATGGAACTAAATCCGGAGGCAGACTCAAAGAATATTCTTGACCAAACTATTGATAATGGTTACGCACCAACTCTAGGTGTAGAAACATACTATGCAGACACAGAAGATGAAATCTTTGACAAGCTAAAAGACATTGCTATGAATAGACTTACAGGAGAAAATTGCAGAACAAAAATTCTTGAAGTGCTTATTGATAACAATGCTACTATTGATGCATCAGGTGCAGTTACAGGTGCTAGTGCTTGGGTAGAAGATTGTTTTGTAAAGCCACAGTCTTACGGTGGTGCAGGTGGTAACAATAGTGGTGTAAATATTCCTTACAATGTTTCACTTGAAGGTAATCGTCAGAAAGGTACTGTTGCTATTACTAACAAAGTACCAACATTTACAGCAGTATAAGGAGAAGTCTAATGAACAATTTAGGTTTTGATGTTGGATATAAAGAATATTCTATTAACGGTGATGAAAGTAGAATTTTGCGTATTAACACAAGCGATATGAATATTATCACCAGAATGAATAAAGCAGAAAAGGAGCTACAGAAGATAGCCGATAAGTGTAATAATACTACTGCTGAAAATGCAATAGAAACACTTTCCTATTTAGATAATGAAGTAAGAAAACAGATTAATTATGTCTTTGATGGTGATGTTTCTGATATTATATTTGGTAATACTAATTGTATTAGCATTGCCGGTGGTAAGCCCATTTTTGAAAACTTCCTAGAGGCAGTACTCCCAATTATCAAAGAAGATATTTCTACAGAACAGAAGAAAATTGAAAGAAAAGTTAGCAAGTACACATCTAAAGTAAAATGATTGGTGAACTTCCTAAAAGCCTTGAAATTGACAATGCAACATATGAAATTAATTCAGATTTCCGTGTTGCATTGTTAATATTTCAAGCATTCAATGACCCTGAACTAGACCAATATTGTAAGGCTTTAGTATGTCTGAAGTGTTTGTATAAAGAAGTACCGGCTAATACAGAACAAGCTATTAAAAAAGCAATGTGGTTCCTTGATGGTGGAGATACTCCAAAATCTCAAAATCAAAGAAAAATACTTGATTGGGAACAAGATGAAAGTATAATCTTTCCGGCTATTAATAAAGTAGCCGGTTACGAAACAAGAGAAGTTAAGTACCTTCATTGGTGGACTTTTCTTGGTCTATTTAATGAAATTGGAGATGGCTTGTTTTCACAGGTAATGAACATTAGAGGTAAGAAGTCTAAAGGAAAGAAACTTGAAAAGTGGGAGAGAGAATTTTACAGTACCCACAAAGAGTTAATAGACCTAAAGAGAAAAGCTACTTCACAAGATGAACAACAAGAACTAGATTTCATTAATAATATTATTTGATATGCACAAAAATGTTGTTGACACTTGGATAAATTTGTTATATTATAATGTATATACTTAATAAGTAAGGGGTAATGTACAAGTGAAGTGTCCATTTTGTGGTGCCGATAACAGAGATGATGCAGAACTATGTAGTTATTGTGGTAGTTATATTGGCAGAAAAGAAACTGAAAAAACAGTTATAAATCAAACAATTTATGTTAATAAAACAGATAGTCAACCTAGACAACAGACCTATTATAATAATGCAACGCTTAGACCAAAGGTAAAGAAAAAACCATTCTATGAAAGATGGTGGTTTTGGCTCATTGTTGTTGTATTTGCGTTAAGTCTTATTAGTAGTATAGTAAATGGGAATAAACAAGTTGATTCATCAGATGATGGCTTAACTGATTCTAGTATTAGTGAAAACCATTCTGTATGGGCGAATAAAACTACTAGTATTAATGATTTCAATTATTATATAGATGGTAATGAAATTATAATCAAAGAATATAAAGGTAATGATGATAAAATAAAAATTAGTAGTACATATACTATTGATGGTAAAAAGAGAAAAGTTACATCTTTTAGTGATGCCGTATTTCTATTTGACTCAGTAGAAAGTGTAATACTTCCTAATGGTACTAAGCATTTGGAAGATAATATGTTTAATAGTTGTGGTATTAAATACTTGTATATTCCAAAGACTGTAAAAAGTGTTGACGACTACTTTTGGGACTACTTTCATAATATGGAGAAAATCTACTATCAAGGTACAGAAAAGGAATGGAAAAAACTTTGTAAAGTTGATAGGTCTGAAATAGATGTAAAAGAAATTATCTGTAATACTGATTCAAGCAAACTTAAATAAAAATTAGCCACTCCGTAATGAGGTGGCTTTTCTTATGCGTACATCAAGTGGTGTACGCATTTTTTATACCCAATTTTAGGAAGGAGGGGTTATATGGCTACAGATGGTAGTATCATTTTTGACACTAAAATTGATGCAGACGGTTTTAACAAAGGCACAAAGAATATGTCCTCAAAGGCTATTGATTTAAAAAATAAGATTGCTCAGACCACAAGAGAGATTAAATCTTTAGAAGATAGTCTAAGGGAAATGTCTAATACACCTATTAGAACTAATATATCAGCCGGTATCGAAAAAGATATTACAAAAGCTAAAGAACAGTTAAAGTCCCTTTATAACAAAGCTGATGAAATAGGCAATTCTAAGCAGAAAGATTTAACAGACTTAGGACTAGGCACAGAATATCTTGACAGTATGTTAAGTAATGATAAAGAGTGGAACAAAGTCCAGCAACAAATTACTGAAACAGAAAATAAGCTGAAAGAGTATGAGGCTAAGCTGAAAAGCGTTAGAAGTGCCGAGAATTCAACTACCGGTAAAGATACGGCTGAATATAAGGAAAAACAAGAGAAATTAACAAGGCTTAATGAACAACTGAATACTTATAAAGCTAGATTAGTTGAAACTGAAAGTAAAGAAAAAACAACTTCAAAGCAGACAAATATTAATACTGATATTTTAAAGAAATTTACTACTGCTATAAAAAAACTTGGTAAAAAGATGAAAACTGTTTTTAGTAATACCGTTGTTAGTGGTATTAAAAAAATTGGTAGTCATCTTAAAAAATTATTTTCTCATACTAAAAAGACCAGTAGCCAAATGGGTGGCTTTGCTAAGGCTTTAAATAGAATCAAACAAGCTATTGGTGGAATGTTACTTTATAAGGTTATCCAAGGTGGTGTTGAGGCTTTAAAGGATAGTTTAGGAGAAATGGCTAAAGAAAGTCCTGCAGTGAATAAACAATTATCAGCATTGTTGACTTCGTTTACTTACATGAAAAACAGTATTGCTTCTGCTTTTTTGCCTATCTTAACAGTTGTTACCCCTATACTAACCGGGTTAATGGATACTTTAAGTAAAGCTACTAACAAGGTGGCAGAATTTTTTAGTGCCTTAACCGGTCAACCCTCATATGTAAAGGCAGTAAAGGTTCAACAGAATTATGCCAAGAGCCTTGACACAACTACTAAAAGTACTAAAGCTAACACAAAGGCCACAAAAGAAAATCAAAAGAATTTAGCCTCTTACGACCAACTTAATGTTATGGAACAGTCTAGTTCTTCAAATAACGCCAAAGACAGTAATGCTTCTAATGGGAAGCAGTTCAAAACTGTTGCAACACCTTTTAGTAACTTTGCTAACCAACTAAAAAAGGCAATTAGTAAAGGCAATTATGGAGCAGTTGCGAAGATACTATCAAAAAAATTGAATTCGGTGTTGTCAAGTATCGATTGGAAAAGCATAAGACAAAAAGCTAAGAATATTGCTAGTAATATTGCTGATTTCATTAATGGTGCAATAGAAGAGATTGATTGGTTTTTGCTTGGTACTACACTAGGTAATGGTTTGATGACAGCCATAGACTTTCTATACACACTCATTAAAAAGATAAAGTGGAAAAAGTTAGGGAAAAGTATTGCTAGTTTTCTTAATGGTGCAATTAAGTCTATAAACTTTATTGAAATAGCCAAACTACTTGGTGAAAGTATCAATGGTATTTTTGAATTTGCACTTGGTTTTGCAAAAGAATTTGATTGGATTGCTTTGGGCGAAAGTATTAGAAATGCTTTAACAGAATTGTTCAATACTCTTGATGTACAGTTAGTTATTGATGCCGTATCTTCTATGATTAATGGTGTTTTTACTACGGCTCTGACTATTGTTGGTGACCCTGATTTTACTGAGTTAGGTTCAAAAACTGCACAAGCATTGAAGGATATGCTAAACAAAATCAATTGGAAAAACATTTCAAAACTTTTCTTTACTCTTCTGAAAGGTGTTTTTGATTTTGCAAATGGCTTTCAGCTTGAAATTGATTGGGAAAAAGTAGGAGAGTCATTAGCCTCAACATTTGATTCGTTTTTTAATGAAGATGGTGAAGGTCACAAGTTTTTAGTATCTATAGCTAACGCATTTTGGAATTTTCTTTGGGGAGCTATTACTGCATTTGATACTTTTATAAAAAATATTGATTGGGATGAATTCGGAAATAACTTAGTTAAGGCTGTAAGGATTGCTGTAAAAAAGGGTGGGGAGTTAGCAGTTAAACTGTTGTCAATAGCAGGTACTGTTGTAAATGAACTTTTAAAATCTTTACACAAGGTTTTATCTGATAGAGAAACAACCAAAAGTTTAACAAAGGCTATAAAAAAGGCTTTTGATACAGTGGACTGGGCGGAAATAGCCGTTAATGCCTTAACTTTGCTTGTTGATGCTTGTTCTGCACTTGTCGATATAATAGGTGATCTTTTAGATGACCTTACGCAAGAAATGGCTGATGGTTTCAGTCATAATAAGAATAACAGTAAAATTGAAAAAGCAGTTGTAGAACTTGTAAAAGCAATAGCAAATCTTTTTATATCTATTCTCAATTTAGCACTTAAACTAATAGTTAATGTTATTCCTAATTTAGTGTTAAGTTTATTTAGACTAATAATTGAAATGGTTACTTGGCTTGGCAGTCTTTTCTTAGGTGACGAATGGTATCAAACTGCCGAAGATAGTTTAAAGAAAGAGTTTCCGGTTATGGACTTTGATTGGGAAATTCCTAAGTTAGCTACCGGTACTGTTGTTCCGGCATCTCACGGTGAATTTTTAGCAATGCTTGGCGATAATAAAAGAGAAACAGAAGTTGTATCTCCATTGTCAACAATGAAACAAGCATTTTTAGAGGCTATGGCTGAGGGTAACTTTGGTGGTAATGATAAGGATATTAACCTTACCATTAATCTTGACGGTGAAGTTATATTCAAAGGAATGGTTAATAAGGACAGTGACTACCGTAAAAGGTTCGGCAAGTCTGCATTTGCATAGGTAGGTGATTTTATGGCTAATTTTGATTTTGATAAATTTAACGGTACTCTAATTTATATTGGTAAAGTAGTAAACGCAAGTGAAGTTGATTATACACCATTCCCACATGACCTAATGGCTAAGGAATCATATCAATCAACACCACTACAAAGAACTGAACTAAAAGCCTATAGAGATACCAAGAATAAGTTACATAGAGTCACCTCACCAAACTATAAGTCTAAAATAGTGTTTCAGACAATACCACTTCACCTAAAACAACTAAAGTCAATCAGGAAAACACTTAACAATGCTTTTATCCACAAGCAACAAAGAAAGCTATATGTAATGTATTGGGATGAAGAATTAATGAAATATCGTAAGATGGTTTGTTATATGCCTGATATTACATACACAACAAAAGTTATTAAGGGTACAGATATAGAGTACAAGGCTCTTGAACTTACCTTTATTGAGTATTGAGGTGATGTGATGATTACAGTAGATAGCAAAATCAAGGACCATATTATTAATGACCTTGTGGAAAATACAGTTGAAATTTTTTTTCCTAATAACTCAGATATAGCAACAATCACAATGGATAATATTGTTGAAGAAAGTATGACCCTCAAACAGTCAATATGCAGTGAAAGTACATTGAAGTTTGGGGGTTGCATAGCCTCTGAGTTTAATATTTCAGTTTGTGATACTGATGACAGAACTTTTGGCAACAACATAAAGGGTAAATGGATATATGTTAGACTAACTCAAAGTTATCTAGGTGACTATATCTATCCGTCAAGTACTCTGTACCCATCAGCTAAAATCTATCCGGGTAGGCAGGTACAAGAAAAAACATGGGATTTGTTTTGTGGTTATGTTGATAAATTTCAGCGTGACGGAGATGATAAACACATTTATAAACTTACTGCATATGACTATATGGCAAAGCTGAACCAAAAAGATGGAACAAAAAGTTTATTTGAAGAATGGCAGAACGCTACATTCAGACCACTAGGAACTGTAATGTCTGACTTTATTAACTTAACTTATCATCCATCAGTAAGTGAAACATCAGGTATTTTAACAAACACTTTTAGTACCAATGGAGTTAATTACAAAATCTATAATTTTAAAACTAGGAATGGTCATTGGCTATTAGATAAGAACAATCTAGTAACATCCGGTAGCGTACTAAGGGATTGTTGTGAAATGATAGGTGTATTTGGTTTTA